GTGTTATCCAATGCCAAAACAGAAGCGTTTCAGTACTTCGAGGACATCTTGAAACTAAAGTCAGAAGTCTTTGGAGTCAAAGAAAAACAGCAGTCACACACTTTCTCTTTTGATCGTGGCGAAGTGCAAATAGGCTACCGTATTACTGACGGTTGGGATGATACGGTAAACGCCGGGATTGCTAAAGTAGAAAAATACATAAGCTCCTTAGCAAAAACTCCTGAAACCGCTGATCTAGTAGACATGGTTTTTAATCTCTTGAAAAAAGATGCTAAAGGAAATTTGAAAGGCTCAAGAGTATTAGAGCTTCAAAAATTGGCCGCTAAAAGAAATAATGAGGATTTTACCGACGGTGTTGATATCATCTCAAAAGCATACAAGCCGGTGCGCTCGGTTTGGTTTGTTGAAGCGGCACTAATTGACGAAAACAAAAACAAAACTCCAATACCATTGTCTATGTCTGCGGTTGATTTCTCAAAAGGCTACAAGTTTGAGTTTTACAACGAGTCAATTCCTCAGCAAGATGCATCAGAGTAATCCATATATAAGCACAATAATCCTGTTGGTTATTGTGCTAATTATGACCAACATTAAGCCGATACTGATATTCAGAGAATGGCTTCACTTTAAACTAAAGATAACCTATAAACAGTACATCAATGAGCGTAACGATAACCATAATACCACTAACTGATCACGAAAGCTACAACGTAAATGGGCATACTGTTTTTAAAGATAGCGCAGAACAATGGATTTCAAGAACTGACATGTCAGACAACGAGCTTCGAGCATTCAGAAGATATAAAACGGCGGTAATTGACAATCCAAGATTTAAAAGACACACGAAAGCAACTTACAAGGTTTAGTTAATTCGGTTTCCCGAGTAACTCAGTTGGTAGAGTGCCTTAAGTGGCTGGTCGCGGGATCGAAGCCCGCCTCGGGAGCAAATTTAAAACAAAAATAAAATGAATCCATCACACTACTACCTAGAGGCCAATAACGCTCTACAAACTAAGAATAAACTACAGGCAGAGTTTGCAAGTTATCTACAATCGCTCAGAGGCAAACTAATTGATGCCAGTAAGCTAAATCTACTTTCTCATAGAATATTAGAAAAGCAAGCCGAACTCAATGCAAAATACCCCCGCTGCACACCTCTTAATATTTCTTTTTGGCATCCCGGAGGTAGCAAAAAACTAGTTATTTCAGGGTTTTACGGAGTTACTTTTTCTATAAATGACGCCTATTATGACAACAACTAAAAAACCATATCTATACGAGGGACAAGGTTCCGCAATAGACGACTACAACCGCCCACAAAAGCGATTGCAAACCATTGTACAAGGTGGCAGAGGCCAAATCAAAAGCAACTGGGGATTATTTGATAAAAATAACCAACAACACAAAGCAATCTTATCACTGCTTCGTCAAGTACAATGGGTTGTCCCTAATGGAAAATGGGGTGAAGTTCCAGACATAAACAGATTGAGCGAGTTTTTAAAGAGTGATAAATCACCAATTAATAAGCCATTAAAAAAGATGGAACCGCAAGAGGTTTCCAAAATAATAGTTGCATTAGAAGGAATTGTAAAATCAAAATATAAGTAAGATGGAGGTAATAGAAGCAGGAATTCAAATATTTAATTTACTAATGGCATTCGGAGGTTGCTTTTTTATTGGTTACATCGCCTGTATTTATAAAGAGCCAAAGCGAAAAAAGAAACGAAAATCAAAATTTCCAAAATGTGATTGTAAAGATCCAAATGACTGCTCAAAATGGTGTCACGCTAAAGAGCTCTTTACAAAAGATTCAGCCGATGGAAAACTATAGCATCACCGAAGTATGTCCCCACGATATAGCCGAAATAAGAGTAATAGAAAGCGTTGGGACTTGTGAAACAACAGTACTCGTTTGCGCGGAATGTGGCGAACAATTAGAAAAACCTAAAACAGAATGTTAAATGAAAATAGAACTAAAACTTACAACTGACGAAATAAACTATTTGGAGGGAAAATGTTTTTTGATTCAGGCAATGGATTTTAGGAATTTAGATCAACAGTCAAAAAAGACCTATACCATTATGATTGATGTTTTGGATAAAGTAACGGCTAAAGCTAAAAGCATCAATCGCCGTTTAGATTTATTCGACCAAAAAAAGAAATCTAAAATAACACTGAAGTATCACGAAGCTTACATATTGGAGGCATTTATACAGGGTTTTTTTAAAGCAGAGACGGACCCTTATAAGATTAACATCGCCCGAATAATAATAAGTCAATTAAACCAAAAACTCGCATGAACAAAACAATCTACATAGCCGGGAAAGTAACCGGACTACCTGCAGAACCAACCGCACTCAAATTCAAAGAAGCACAAGACGAACTCGAGGCAAAAGGCTTTGATGTCATAAATCCCATTGAGCTTATAAATAACCCAAAAGAAGACTGGGACGTGGCAATGAACAAATGTCTTGAAGCCTTAGAATATTGTGACGCTATTTTTATGCTGCCGTGTTACACCGATAGCAAAGGCGCAATGATTGAGCACAGAACCGCCACGAAATTAGGAATCCAAATTTATTACGAACTGGAAACGATTATTTGATGGAGCAATTAATCACCTATACCATTAAGAGCCGAAACTCAAGTAATATTTGGGTGTTTAAATATCATTTAAATGGGGTTCTAGAATCCTTTAGAGCTCTCGACGGGATACTGAATGAGGCACAAATTGACTGGCTGTTTACAAAGGGAAAATTCCCGCACCAGGAGGAACATATAAAGCACTGGCAAAAGAAACTGAAAGCCAACTTTGAAATAATAGTTGGAGAGCCAGACTTGTCTTTTGAAGCACTTTGGAAACTGTACGATCATAAAATTAAAAGGGTTGAAAGCGAAAAGGCTTTTAATAAAATGAAGCCCGCCGATGTAATCAGATGTTTCCAGACCGTCAAGCATTATGACAATTATGTAGCCAAATCAAAAGTTGGCAAAGCGCACCTATCCACATTTATTAACCAACGCTACTTTGAAGATGAGTGGCAAAAAGTGTAATCAAGTAATTAAACAACAAATAAAAATGAGTAAAACAATGCAAATCAATCCGCCACAAGGATTCAAGTTTGAGTCAGTTGACCAATCGTCAGGAGCTATTAACTTGGTAGAAATACCAAAAGACATCAAAGAACGCATTAAAACCTTTGTTGATGTTCTTCTTGTTTTGAACATTGACGGCAAGGAATTCTTAGAGCAAACCAAAAATCTTCCTGCTGACGAACTAGCTTATAAGCAACTAAAATTAATTGTCCAGGCATTCAATGAAGGTTGGACTCCAGACTGGACAAATTCAAGTCAGGGTAAATATTATCCTTGGTTCAAAATGGGTTCTCCTTCGGGTGGCGGTTTTTCGTCCTACGACTACGTTCGCTGGCTCGCGGATTCGGCTGTCGGCTCGCGCCTTTGCTTCAAATCGGCTGATTTAGCAAAACATTCAGGGCAATTATTTGAGAGTATTTACAAAGATTTTTTAACCGTTTAAAACCACAAAAATGTACACAGAAATTAAAACATTCGAAGACGCTTGCAAGGCTATTAATGTAGAGCCGACTATTATTCCAGATTTTTCATTTTTTCCTGAATCAGACAGACAGGCAATGATTGACCACGCCAAATTAGTGATAATCGCCAAAGCTATCAACGGCGACTGGGTACCAGACTGGACAAATGGCGAATGGGATAAATACTATCCTTGGTTCGAGATGGGTTCTCCTTCGGGTGGCGGTTTTTCGTACGACGACTGCGCTTACTGGTACACGGTTTCGGGTGTCGGCTCGCGCCTTTGCTTTGAATCGAGAGAAAAGGCAATATATGCTGGACAGCAATTTGAGGACCTATACAAAAGCTATTTTGTAAAAGCATAAATAATTGAGGTTGTGTGGTGTCGTTGCTGTAGTTCTCCTTCAGGTGGCAGTTTTTCGTACAACGACTACGATAACTGGAACACGAATTCGAATGTCAGCTCGCACCTGAGCTTAAAATATTAAACACCACAGACCTTGCCAACACGGCAAAAAATCACATTCTTAATAGGTTCGTTAGTAGAGCAATCGAAAGCGAGCCAATCAAAGCAAAGTAATGAAACGACTCAATAATATATACAGTCAAATTACATCCATTGACAATCTAAGGATTGCTGAAGCAAAAGCCCGAAAAGGCAAAGCCAATCAATACGGTGTCAAAATTTTTGACAAAGAACCCGAAAGCAATATTTTCAAACTTCATGAAATGCTTTTAAACAAAGGGTACAAAACTTCTGAATATACAACCTTCACCGTTTTTGAACCAAAAGAAAGGCTTGTTTTTCGCCTTCCTTACTTCCCTGACCGAATCACCCATCATGCCGTAATGAATGTTTTAGAGCCAATATTTGTAAAGGTTTTTACAAATGATAGCTATGCTTGTATTAAAGGAAAAGGCATACATGCAGCTTCTAAAAATATTAAACTGGCATTGCGGGACCAGAATAATACAAAGTACTGTTTAAAGTTAGACATTGTGAAGTTCTACCCTAATGTAGATCATGATATACTAAAAGCGTTACTTCGAAAAAAGTTCAAGGACAATGAACTACTTTGGTTACTGGATGAAATTATAGACAGTGCCGATGGTTTGCCTATTGGCAACTATTTAAGCCAGTATTTTGCTAACTTCTACCTTACTTATTTTGACCACTGGATCAAAGAAAACAAAGCCGTAAAATATTACTTCAGGTATGCCGATGACATCGTAATTCTATCCAACAACAAACCTCATTTGCATGAACTTTTATTCGAAATTAAACAGTATTTAATGACTAATTTAAAACTGGAAGTAAAAGACACTTATCAGGTGTTTCCCGTCGAAGATCGTTCGATTGATTTTATAGGTTATAAGTTCTATCACACTCACACTTTGCTTCGAAAATCGATTAAAAAAAGATTTGCTAAGGCAATATCTAAAACAAAAAACAAGGCAACTATAGCCGCTTATATGGGATGGGCAAAACATTGCAATTCCAAACATTTACTCAAAAAATTACTACCCAATGACAGCATTTAAAGATTTAGGCATAAAAGCAGAACTATCCACTTTTACCGGTGACAAAATAAAAATAGATAAATTATTAAACGCTGAAATATCCGTTTTAGATTATAAGATTGAAGATTCAAAAGTTAAAGCCGGGACAAAGCTATTAATCCTCCAATTGGCAAAGTCTGGAACAAAACACGTTCTATTTACTGGCTCGACTATTCTAATGCAAATGATACTGAAAGTGCCAAAAGACAAATTTCCATTCACAACAACAATAATAAAAGAATCAGAGCATTTAGAATTCACTTAAAAAATTAAATTATGATACTACCCTTTAGCACACAATTGAACGGAAAGCCAACCTATTTTATAGAGAAGATTTGGGAGGGTTTATTAAGGCACAATTTTAAAGACGATACACAATACATTGCCTGTCTAGATAATTACGAGAAGCAATTTGGTAAACTGTGGGACTTCTTACCCGAAGAGAACGAACGAATGACAAATCCTAAAATTCACACCATCCGGGAAGATGCAACCGATCGTTGGAAGCCAGGAACAAAAATTGATTTCTTCATCAATTGCCGTCAAAAAGATATGTTTCGGTTTGCTCCGGTTCTGCCAGTGGTGAGTGTTCAAAGCATTCAAATAGATTATTATTCTAACCGAGAAATATTGATGAATGATTTACCACCGATTAGAGCGGTTATTATTGATGATATTAAATGGCTAACCGATGATGAAATTTTTAAACTTGCTCAAAACGATGGTTTTGATGCCGTTGAAGATTTCTTTGCTTACTTCAACGAAGGTTTCAAAGGTAAGATTATCCACTGGACAGATTTAAAATATTAAGCAAATGAGGAATCCCGTAAAGAATAACAAAACTAACTTAATACCTTTGAACTAATGCAAGAAATTTGGGAAGATCATCACAGAAAAATGGCAGAAATAGACCGTCGTCATCAATGCAAGATGAGAGTTTTATTTATTGTATTAATAATACTTTTAATTGCAATAGCAATTGTATCTTATAAATATTGATTAGATTTGAATGTAAATTGAAATTTTATGAAAAAACTAATACTACTTATTGCCTTATTGGTAAGCTCATTTACTCAGGCACAGTTCAGACCAGAACAATTAAAATCCCTTACTCAAGCACAAGCCAATTCTTTTGCAAATGATGTAGCAACGAATGCTAAAACGCAATGGGAGTTTGTACAAGCAAAAGAAAGCTTAAACGGAGATTATTATATTGTAAGTTATAGCTCTGGTGAAAAGACTTTTAAAATAGTTTTTAATGTGTTTTATGAAGGTCAGAATAAAGCACTCGAAATAGTGGGAACAAAAACCTATCGATTTTATGAAGTTTGGGGTAGTTATTTAGATTTATTCCCTACTTGGAAAAAAGTATTTAGACCAGATGCCGAACTTGAAAAAACAGTAGATGACTTTAATAGTCAGGAATTAATAAACCGCCCGGCAAAAATTAATTTCAAATTGAAAGGCTCGGACGATGAATGGCATATCACCAATTGGTCATAAATAAAAAAACCACCATAACGGTGGTTTTTTTTATGCTTAAAAAGTTGAGTTGCTTTGTATTCTAAAAACACATAAATTTGTCACATGTCCCTCACAAAACAAGCTATAGGTATTCAAAATAACAAGCTTCAACGCTACAAGCTTATTATGGAATTATACAAGCTACATAAGACAGAGGACATTCCCACCACCGTTGTTTGGAGGAAATACATTTTTCCTGTTTACCCAATTTCAAGAACAACACTTTACACTATTCTGTGTACCCCAATCAATAAGGAAATCAAAGAACTGCAAGCCATAAAAGACAGTCAGCTCACGATGTCGTTTTAAACATTGTTTAAACCAATGTTATATATCACACGATACTGTTGAATTCCATCATCTCGTTTTACCCTTCTGAAACTCTTACGTATTAAACTACCGCTATTTGCATCGGGACGAAATCCATGTATTTTTGTGTGTACCTCTTCAATTATACCTAACAATAAATAAGCTTGATCCTTTTGGTTAATTGGTGCGTTTTTACTGCTGTTAGTGATCTTTCGATTAGCAAAATTAAAAGTGACACTCCCAAATGCCTGTTGTCGGTTCTGCGGGGTTGCAGAGCGATCTATTCCGATCTCACTATAATCGGCATCGGCAAAGTCAACTAAACAGCACGGCCATTTCACGGGAGGATTTGGTCCATAATCGTCAAGCTGTCCCCAATCCTCATCAATGTATTGTATTGCCGTAACCGTTGCAAGTTGTGTTTCTAAGTTTAAAAGTAATTCTTTCATCGGGTAAATTTTTTGATTAGTTCCTGGTTAAATAGTTCCATGTTGTCATCAATAACGCCTTTTACAATTTTGGCAACTTGTGGATGGTCGCCAACCATTTGACGCTTTTCGACTTTTATTTTTTGTCCCACTTTCATTAGTGCCAATCCTTTCCATTTGGCGGCTTCTGCGGTAAGCTTTACATTCTTTTTGCTCTTGCTTTCTCCACCGTCTACTTTGGTAGTAATTCCACCAACGGCTTTGTAGTACATCGCCCAAAAGTATTTTTTCATTTGAGCCGTTACCGTTATCTCTCCTCCTTCATTGTGAATAGATGCATAAGGCAGTGAACTACTAAATAAAATCATTCCATCACGCACGGAATATTTAATGGAGCGTCTCAGGTTCCCGGAGCGGTTCATCACAGAACCACGAGCATTGTTTATTTTTGGACTCGCCCACTTTTCCGTAAAAAAGGCTTTGCGTTCAAAATTACGGTCAAACTCGTCCGCTAATTCTACCGCTAAATCTTGGGTTATTTTCTTTTCTAAGTCGTTAATTTCCATCTTTCAACTCCTTTCGAACCGTTTTCGCGCCTGCAACTTTAGTATACGGATGCGCCGGCGGAAATACCACTTTTTGAAGACCAGGATTAAAACGAAAAATCTCCAGTTTGTTTTTGCCATCTTTATCAATTTGTGAGGTTGCTTTTTCACCTTCAGCAATTGCCTTTTTGCTATCGCTTACTTCAAATTTTCCTTTGCGAACTTGTACCGCAGTACATCTACACCTCCAACCGTTTGGTGGGTAATACGACAACCAAAAAGCGTCATCCGGTGGTAACGTTGTATCTCTCAATTTGTCGTGAGAATCACGCACACGGTCATCGCCCGCCGTTCTATATTGTAAATCGTAATCGTTGCTTATATTCGCCCAATTCCCTGCAGACTGTGCCGAGGAAACCGCAAACTGATACTCAGCGTCCAGATACTTTTGATTGTAGTTTTCCTTGATACTTTCCACATCTTTAGAGAAAGCCGAAAAGGATTTAATTTTACCGTCTTCAGTCAATAACAATCTCGAAGCTTCAGCAAGTTGCGCATTGGTTTTAAGCCCGGAGAAAATGAAAGCATCATCTTTCAGGCTTTTTGCCATCGCTTCCGGAATATCATTGTCAGCAATTGCGCCGTTAAAAATTTGGCTCGTTTGTGTAACTAAATTTTTGTAGGCTTTGGTCTTCGCCAAATCTTCCGGTTTGTAATTCCCTTTTTTATGCAATTGTTTAAAAGCCGTTTCAACACTCTTTAAAAGCGGTTTAATTTTGCTTTCGCCAATGGCTAATGTGTACATTTGAGTTTTGCAATCTTCGCAATTGCAATCATACAAAAATGATAATCGGCTATTCAAAGCCCCGAAATATTGGTTGTAATATTTGGGGCTTAGACGAAAAAATTCCCATCCAATGAAAGATTGGCAGCGGGTGTTGTTGGTTGTACTTTAGGGCCCAATACTTTCACACCAAAAGTGTCATTAATCCATTGCGGGTCAACTTCAAAATGTTGAAATGTGTCTTTTGTCATTGCCCATAATTGTGCAATATCTTCCGTCTCCGGATAAGAGAAAACACAGTCACCGGATAACACGCCAATATTGATTAATGCAGGGATTACTTTAGTATTCCAATATTGCTCAATCAATGACAAATCAGAATCAACCAATGTTTGCAATGTATCTTGCATCGAAGACTCTTTAGAACGGGAACCGTTCTTAGTGTCCTGACCCATCACAGCACCCGAAATTAGCATCGAGATTTCGTTGTTACAAAACGTCATTAACTTTTGATAAACATCTCCATTCGCATTCGAAGCTTGCGCCCATTCAAATTTTTCGCTTTCGTCAATAATGAACCAAGCCGCTGCGCCCATATCTTTCATCATGCGCTCCGCTCTGCGAAGCATCGCCACATTTTGAGTGTCGGTTTTCATAACTCTTGGAGGGATTCCCGCAATTTCGCAAAGTTCAGACCAACAGGATTGCGCAAAACGTTTGAATAAAACGTGAGGCACAGCACTGTTTAAAAGCCCTATGTTTTTGCTATCGCCAAACTCTAAAATCCAAGTGCCATATTCTGCCATTGCACGATATGGAATTGCTTTGTCACCGTTGTAATCTGGATAAAATAAACCTTCACGAGGTTCTATGTTTTGGCGGTCTATTAAACTACATTTTAGATCTTGTGTGTCGCCAATGCCTATCCATTCAAACTCCACAACCGAGTGGCCATGTGTAATAGAACCAAGGATTGCCTTGTTGATTTCATTCACCCAAATTTTGTCCTGGAGTAATGCTGTCAATTCCTCATTTTGCTTTCCGCTTTTATCAGCTATAATAAAACTGGTCGCTAATGATTTCAACAGACGGTTTCCTAATTGGGAGGTCAGCAAACCATCAATAGAAATCTCATCGTATAAATTATACAACAAATGACGTTTTGGCTTTTCGGCTTTTCGTGCCATAGTCAAAGCGGTATTCCAAGTAGCAACATCCTGACGAACGCGGGACATTGATTTTTGAAGTATTTGATTGACTAATTTAGTATTGTCTAAGGCTCCCGCTTTTGCCGGTGCTGTTTTTTTTGCTGTTGCCATGATTAATTGTCGTGTATAAATTTAACTCTTGAGCCATAGCCAAAAGTGTCCGTTTCAGTTTCTCCCGTTGCAATGGGAATTGTTGGTAAACCGCCAAGTGTCACCGTTCCTTTGGATAACTTAGTTAACCAGGACACGGCACGGTCATACCGTTCTTTTGCTTGCTCATAAATAATATCGGCATTGCACAGCTCCACGATATACCATTTTGCAATGGTAACCGTATGTGTCAAAATCAAGGCGTTTCTATTTGCGCCTGTAGTGGCAAAAATTTTCGCAACATCATACAAAGAATTGCCGGCCAAATAACCGCCAACCTCTTCAATTGCTGCGTTAATGGCCTGCAATACTAAATCATCATCGCCCTCGGTTATTTGTTCCACCTGATAGCCATAAATGGCGCTTCCTAAATCTTCTTTTGATACAAACATGTTAATGTTGTTTTGTTATTTTTTGTTCAATAACCTGACCTAAAGGAATAGACTTTCCTTTGTGAAATTTGCTATTTGGCTCTGTTGAAATCTTGTAAATTTTATGCTCCATGTAAACTGGAAATCCTAGAACATCCACGCCTATTTGATAAATGACTACTCTCATATATTAATATTTTCTGTTATTAACTGCTCCAAAACTGTAACCGCCTTCCATTTGCACGGTTTTGTTTTCTAAAATCCAAACCCCACCTTCTAACATATCGGGTCCATCCATCATTTTTGCTTTTTCTGAAACGCTGGTCATTTGGTCCTCCATGACTCTCATATCAGGGTCATTCTTTTCGGCAATGTTGAAAATCAAATTACCCATTCGGTTCTTTGGTTCTAGCGTTCCCTCGATTCTGAAAAACTTGTCTGTTTTCTTTCGAGTGTCTGCCGTGATTGGCAAATGAATGTTTACAAGTGCGCCTTGCTTTTTTATTTCGGGTTGGATTACTTGCTCGTAATGTGGTGCTTGCAGTGAGTTATTTTCGATATAAATACGCTTCACATCTACCTCGTGCATCGCTAAATAATTGTAGGCTTCGTACAGGTAACTCACAAACTTGGAGTTGTTGGTTTGCTTAATCCAAACTTTGTATAAGTAGTATTTAGAACCCTTTTTACCAATAACTCCCACTGATTTATATGAGGCTTGTTTGTTTACGCCACGGTCTTTATTTGAGGTGGATGGATCGGCATATACCAATACATTGTCGCACGATTTCAACGGCGGACATTTGTCGTATTTTATCTTTTCGAATACATCGCCATCGCTTACGGGATTATTGTAGTATTCTTTTTGTTGTGCGCTCCATGAAATTTTGGAAAGCGCCCGATCAATTAAAGCCTCGGTATTTTTAGCAGGCCAATTTGAAACTCCATCCTTATCACGGATGTTTATAATTTCGTGGATATCGGCTTTTTTAGCCATTTCAGTAATACAGCAATATTTTGCAATGATATTTCCGCAGGCAATCCACAACAATGGATTTGAAAGCGAACGTGTACCATACAAAGCCTCTTCAATCCATTTGATTTTTTCTTTGATACGTTGCGCATTTCGGCACTCCTCGTCTGTATCAATATCATCGATTAAAATACAGTCCGGACGCACCTCGTCTTTACGGGTTCCCCTTGGAGATTGCCCGGAACCAAGCGCACGAAATGAAACTCCTTTTTTGGTTACAAACTCGCCCGCTTCCCAACCACCAATGCTTTCCTGTGCGCCATAGTCATTGATAATCCTATTGTTGCACTCTAAAATTACTTTGTATGGTAACAGCAAACGTTCGGCATTATCGTACGTACTGGAAACCATAAGGATGTTTTTCTTTTTGCCTGTCATGGCCAATAAAAGAACTTCCATCATTGTACGCCCGGACTTTGAAAATTCACGAGACCAGGAACGCACTTCATACCATTCAGGATTGGATAAAACTCGCTTGGTAGCTTTGATATGAAACGGTGCCGGTTCCGAAGTGTAGAAGTTCGGGAAATAGTATTTAAACCATTGCTCCGGGTTCTTTTCGAGTTTGGAGACACGGTTTTGTTTATCGACTACACTTTCCTTTAAGTCAATAGGTGTGGCTTTTCGGGTGTTGTCCCGAAACTGCTGCCATAATTCATAGTACTTTTTATCTTCCGCTTTACTGCTTGCCATTATTTCATTTTTGCGGTTATGAATACATCAAAAAGATTCGTGATTGTTTTGGCAAGTTCTAAGTCCTGCGGACGTACAAACTCGATGAAGTTTCGAGCCACTTCCACAGTATCACCAATAGAGGTTTCGGTTTCTAGCCTCTTGATTGAAGTTGTTATTTTTAAAATGGCGTCAGCATCTTTTGAGGTGGCAACATTCCCAACTAAAATGGGGTAGTCCTTTTCATTAAATTCTGGAAATTCTAAATACTCATCCCCTAAGCTATTTTTTAGCTTGAATGGTTTATAAAGAAAAGTGGGTACATCATAAATCACCTTTCGGGTTTTTATTTCATTTGTTGTGTTTGATAACTGATCGTATAACTCAGACAACTGATTTTGCTTGGTAGTCAGCAACGATTTTTTCAAAACCTCCCACTTTCCTGCTTTAATCCAGTTGGCGAGTGTTTTTTCCGTCACCGAAACACGGGAGGCTATTTCCTTCTGGGTAATTCCTCCACTAATAAATAGTGATTTCGCAAACTCTTTTTCCTGCAGTTTTTTCAATGCCATAATCGTGCTTTTATACGCAAAGTTGACGGAATAACACTCCTGAAAAAAAATAGTGTTTGACTGCTTTACAAATCTTTAAAGCCTTTATACATAGGCGTAAACGTACTTTACAGCTTTTTTTTTAAGGCGTAAAAGCCACGCATCTTTGTCTCTGAAATTAGTCAAACCTATAAAATCAGCCCATGCCTAAACCATTTGTTTTTAATGACCAGAACCAAGCCAACAGTTACGGATTTAGAATCCTTACTGCCGGTATTAGTTTGAAGCGTTTTAAAAACAACCCAATGATGTTAGATCAACATTATAACTCTACACAGGCAGTTCTTGGAAAGTGGGAAAATGTTGCAGTCGATAAAGACTTACTACTTGGTGAGCCTGTTTTCGATATTGAAGACAAGGACGCTTTGAAAGTTTCCGGAAAAGTAGAGCGTGGATTTATTAACTCCTGCTCGATGGGTATCACTTTCAAACCATCTGATTTAAAAATTATCGGTACTGAACTGATAATGGAGAAATGCGAATTATATGAGTGCTCCATTGTTGCGGTTCCATCCAACGCCAATTCGATACGCTTGTATGCTGAAGGTGGCGAACTGCTAAAAGACGAAGAAATCAAACAGCTTTGTTTGGCACTACAGCCAATAGAAGGCGAAACCCAGAATTTAGATTTAAACCCTATACACGATATGAAAAAGATCACATTAACACTTGCTGTCTTAACAGCATTAAGTTTTGATAAGGCAACTCCTGAAGTGGACGTTGACGCTGTTGAAGCAGCTGTTTTGAAGTTGTCAAACGAAAACGCAACCATGTCTGCAAAATTACTTGCGCTGGAAACCGAAAAAGACAATGCCGCTGAGTTGGCGATTGAAACTATGGTTTCTCTTGCAATCACTGAGGGCAGAATCCCTGCAACCAAAAAAGAGGACTTTGTAAAATTAGCCCTTTTGAATTTTGAATTGGCAAAAAGCACTTTGGAAGGTATTCCTGCAAAAGTGACTTTGGGAGATAAAACGGTTCCGGTTGTTCCAGGTGCAGTTGCTTCGAAAGAAGACTTCCAAAAATTAGGACTTGACGCACAGTTGGCTTTCAAAACCAATAGTCCCGAAGAGTACAAAAAATTGTTTAACGTAAAATAATACATAGATGCCAGCAAATTTTGCAGACGTATGGTTGGACAGAGTTATTAATAACCTGACCACCGCAGATCAAGCCCCGTTCTTAGACGGGATTGCCGAAATGGATGTTGACGTTTCCCAAATGGGAGAAGGAACCATCACTGAAAGCAATGTAATCCACGTGCCAACGAGCGAGTTTGCTCCTGACATTTTGATTAATAACTCAACGTATCCTATCGCTTTACAAGCGTACACGGATGATCAGGTTATTATTCAGTTGGATAAATACCAAACCAAAGTGGTGACACTTTCAGACGACCAAGTGTTAGGCGCGTCTTATGACCGTATCGACAATGCAACTCGTAAAACAGTTCAAAAATTAACCTCAGAGAAATTTGGGAAAGCGGTTCACGCCATTGCTCCAACTTCTACAACTGCAAATACTCCAGTTATCACTGCTACAGGTGGTGCAACTGCTGAAGCAGCTCCGGGTGGAAGATTGAGATTGGTTTATGAAGATTTAGTTTCTCTAAAAGAAGCTTTCGATGCAATCGATGGTTGTCCTGTTGAAGGTAGAAGACTGGTTTTAAACTCAAATCACTACAATGATTTGTTGAGAGACCGTAAGAATTTTGGAGATCAATTGGTAAATTATAAAACTGGCGATGTAGCTCCTACAATTGCAGGTTTCGAAATCTATCAATATGTAAATATGCCTTATTTCACTTCATTGAATGTGAAAAAAGCATACGGATCAGTTCCGGGCGGAACGGATAAAAAAGCATCTATCGCATTCGTGAAAGATAATATCGCCAAAAAGACAGGAAATACAAAACAGTATTTCACTGCAGCTGTTGATAATCCAACGACCCAAACCAACCAATTAGCGTATCGTCACTACTTCATTGCAGTGCCTTTCCAAGCTAAATGGCTAGGAGCAATCCTTTAGTAAAAATCAATGGCTCTCACAATAAAGTGAGAGCCATTATTTAAAAATCAACTCGATGCAAGAATTCTTAAATGTAGTCCTATACCCTTCTTTATTTGCTTTTGCCGGCATTGCCGCAACAAAGTTTTGGGATTGGGTTAAACCAAAATTTCAAACAAAACTTGACAATTCTAATGTAAAATCTGCTGAAATCGACAACGAGATTAAATCAGCGTCATTTTACCAGAATTTATTGAACGACATGAGTAAACGTTTGGAGGATTCTATTATTGAGATTGAAAAGCGGGACGTCCGTATTAAGGATAGAGACGAAAGAATTGAGCATTTGATTGATGAGATTGAGAGAATGACTACCGAATTAAGAAAATACAAACAACTTAACGGAAAACAAGAGTGACATCACTACAAACTGCAACATTGCAAAAAGCGATTTCCCAATTGGGAGTAGAGGAAATACCAAGAGGTTCTAACGCAGGACCCGCAGTTGAGAAGTATCTCAAAAGCGTTGGATTAGGTAAAGGATATTCCTGGTGTATGGCATTCATTTATTGGTGTACCAAAGAAGCCTCGATTGAAGTGGGTGTTTTAAACCCATTATCTAAAACGGGCGGAGTACTGGATATGTACGCCAAAGAAAAAGATTTGAGAGTTACAACTCCACAACCGGGTGACATTTTTATTATGGATCACGGCAAAGGAACTGGTCACACCGGAATAGTCGAAAAGCTAGTTGGAACCACACTCCACACCATTGAAGGAAATACCAACGACGAAGGAAGCCGGGAAGGTTACGAAGTGTGCCGCCGAAAAAGAGAAATGAAAACCATTAAAGGATATTTAAGATTATGAAAAACATCACACGCATATTTTGTTGTTTGTTCGTTCTCATCACAATCGTAAGCTGCGGAAGCGGTAAGCCGATTGTGTTGCAGAATGAAACTACAAAAACAATCATTGAAACGGTACACGATACGATTTTCAAGATTGAAAAAGACAACAGTTCTCTGGAGGCATTGTTAGAATGCCAAAACGGGAAAGTCGTCATAAAGCAAATTGTCCAAGGCGAACCAGGGCGCACATTAAACAGCCCGAAGGTTCGCATTGCGGACAACCTCTTAAAAGTGGACTGCGAAGTCAGGGCGCAGGAACTATTAGCACATTATAAGAACACTCACGAGGCTAATACTATTATTAAAACATTACCGCCAATTGAAATAAATAGAATTACTAACTGGCAAAAAGCACAAATTAATCTCTTTAGGATCTATGCCGTTTTAACCTTGTTGTTTGGCGCATGGGTATTTATAAAATCTAAACTTTAAGCAAATGAGCAAGTATTTTAAAACAAGCGATGGACAAAATTTCTACCAAGAAAACGACGCAAAAAACCACGCAAAAACACTGGAAGATAAAACAGTTACTCCGCCATCTGATGAAGCAATTGCTGAAATGGAAGTTGTTGGAGCGAAGGATGAAACTGGCGAAGCCCCAAAAGAAATCAAGTTAAGTAAAATGACAAAAGCCCAATTGGTTGCTTTTGCTGTTGATAACGAACTTACAATTGATGAAACTGCAACAAATGCAGTAATCGTGGAATCTATTGAGGTTCAACTAACCGAAAAAAACCAAGCGTAATATGTTACCAGGAATCAATATTGAATTTCAAAACGGTCAGTTAGGACAGGTTGTAGACCTTCCCGACGGTATAAGCGGTTTGCTTGCGAGTGCGGTTGCAATAGGAACCACATTCCTTTTGAACACGCCTTACCAAATAAAAAGCATGGTAGATGTTGCCGCTTTGGGAATTATTCCTGATGTGAACAACTACAAACTGTATAAAACTTTGAAAGAGTTTTACGCAGAGGCAGGTGAAGGCACAGAACTTTGGTTAATGGGCTTTGCCAAAACTACAAAAGTAAGCGACTGGTTTACTCTTGACGCAGGAACTGGAAAGGCTCCTGCCGAAAAATTGTTAGACGCTGCCAACGGTAAATTGAAGTTTCTTTTTACTGCATTTTCTCCAAGTGCGGGCTATGTAGTAACACTGGACGACTCGATTGACTCGGACGTAATGGTTGCGGTTAACTTGGCTCAAATTCTTGGCGAAAGTTACACAGCCAAAAAATACGCTCCATTTTTTACCATCATTGAAGGTTATGCCTTTGACGGTAATAAAGTAGCATTGGGCGATTTAAGCGCAGCGAGTTTTAACTGTGCGATGATTGTATTAGGCGATACCGAAACAAGAACCGGAGTAACTGCCTCAAAAGGTGCAGCTGTTGGAATTGTTGCAGGTCGTTTTGCTAAAATACAAGTTCATGTGAACATAGGAAAAGTAAGAGACGGTGCGCTTAGCAATCTAACTGCTTTTATCCTGGACACGCCTGCTGAATCTTACGATGTGGAAGCATTACACGATAAGGGCTATGTAACCATGAGACAACACACTGGAAAGTCAGGGTACTTTTTTACAGATGATCCTTTGGCTTGCGAGATTGCCGATGATTACCACTACGCAAACCGTAGACGTGTAATTGACAAAGCACTTCGCCTGGCGTATGCTTCTTTGTTAGAATTCCTTTTGGATGACAACACTGTGAACAACGACGGAACCATTTCACCAATCTATGCCAAAAGCATTGAGAATGAAGTCGAAAGTTTAATTTTTAATCAAATGACTGCTAACGGTGAGCTTTCTTTTGATCCAAGTGATTCAAAAGACAGAGGCGTGATTTGTAAAGTTGATTTGACGCACAACGTGACTTCGACTTCTAAACTGAAAATTGCAAAACTTCAGGTAAAAACTAAAGGCACAAACCGTTGGATTGATGTTCCACTTGGATTTGTTCCCGTAACCGCTTAATCAAATAGATATGGCTTTTAATAGTAGACAATACGAATGGGCTGACCTCACCCTTATTTTAGGAGGTCGTGATGTAACTGGATTTCGCGGAATCAAGTATTCAGAAAAAATTGAACGTGAGGCAATTTTTGCCAAAGGTCGTGATGCACATTCGATACAAAGTGGCAACTCTACCGTAGAAGGTGAAATCACCCTGTTGCAATCAGAGTACGAAGCCTTGGTAAAATCAGGGAAAGGAAGTGTTTTGTCGCTTTCATTGGATGCACTGGTAGCGTATGGAAATCCAGCTAATGCTGATCCCATAATCACGGACAGACTTTTGGGAATTCGTTTTACCGAAAGTGCCAAAGAACTGAAACAAGGAGACAAGATGATGGAAATTACACTGCCATTTATTGCGCTGAGAGTTCAGAACCAAGTATAAAATAGATTTGAATTAGTATATAAAATCCCTCTCAATTTGGGAGGGATTTTTTTTTAAACAAACACCAAAAAACAAAACAAAATGAACAACGAAAATACACCATTAAGCGGTCAGGCTACACCGGAACAAATAGAAGCTTGGAAAGTACTACACGGCGAAATATTCGCTATTACTGTTGAGGACAAAATAGGCTACTTGAAAAAAGTAGACCGTAAGACTTTAAGTTTTGCTTCTTCCATTGGGACTAAGGACCCAATGAAATTCAATGAAATCATTTTGACTAACTGTTGGTTGGGCGGAGACGATGAATTGAAAACCAATGATGATTATTTCTTGGCAGTAAGCGGAACCCTTTCGCAACTTATTGTCGTAAAAGAGGCGGAGCTCGTAAAGTTGTAGAGACTGCGGCGGTGGAAGCCGATGATTGGATTAGAATAACCAACGCGCAATTGCGCTACTATTTTCAAATTCAAGACCCCGACAGTCTCACAGATGAAGTTTGGGCTTCCAGATTTCAAGAGTTACAACACATACGAAAAATCGCTAAGCAATGAACAACGTTTTTAATTACATATTCAAGATCACCTCCGATGCCCAAAAGGTCACTGCGGGGATGGATAAACTGAATGCCTCTGTTGATAAAATACAGAGTAGCACAGTGAATATGGATGCTACTTTCAAAAAGAGTTTTGGAAATATGCAACGTGACATTGCCACAATTAAACTCTCTTCGATATTAGACCAGGTTGACCGCGTGGCCAATGGTTTGAATACGCTGAATAAGCCGGGCATGGATTTGAGTACAAATATGTACGACTTGCAAGCCATAACCGGAGTTGCGGGTGACAAATTAAAAGAGATTGAAGGTTACGCCAGGCAAAGTGCCAAAACTTTTGGCGGTTCTGCAGCCGATGGCGTGGAATCTTATAAACTGATCCTTTCTAAATTAAGTCCAGAGATTGCCAAAGTACCTACTGCGCTGCAGGATATGGGTAAAAATGTGGCAATTACTTCTAAACTTATGGGAGGTGACACAGTTGCCGCAACTGATTTGTTGACTACGGCAATGAACCAATATCAAGTTTCCACGGCTGACCCGTTAAAAGCTTCCAAGGAAATGGCGGTTATGATGAACACTATGGCTGCAGGAGCAAAAGAAGGCTCTGCTGAATTACCAGAAGTAAAAGCCGCATTGGAGCAATCCGGTATGGCTGCTAAAGGTGCCAATGTTCATTTTGCCGAAACAAACGCGGCAATTCAGGTGTTGGATAAAGCAGGAAAAAAAGGAGCTGAAGGTGGTGTGGCGCTTCGTAATATGTTGGCCACATTATCAGAGGGTCGCTTCTTACCTAAGGACGTGAAAGCAGAGTTGGCAAGTGCGGGTGTTAGTGTTGATACACTAGGAAATAAAAACCTAACACTTGCTGACAGAATGAAGCCGTTGCGAAAAATTATGGGTGACAGCGCTTTGGTGACCAAATTATTTGGTAAAGAAAACAGCAACGCTGCCATTGCCTTGATTAGCGGAATTGATGAGCAAGAGCGATTGACGAAAGCAATCACAGGAACGAATACGGCTTATGAGCAAGCGGCTATTGTTATGGAATCGCCTGCAGAAAAAAATAAAAGATTACAGGCTCAGATTGATGATTTCAAAATATCATTATTCAATGGTACCAATGGAATGATGGCTTATGCTTCAATAATTGGAGATACAACGCGAGACTTCAGTAATATGGTTCCGTTAATTAGTGGGGCAGGCAAGGTCCTTAGTTTTTTAACGAGTGCTACCAAAATGCAAGCCGCTTGGACTAGTGTTGTTACCGGAGCACAATGGCTTTGGAACGCTGCAATGACTGCTAACCCGATTGTGCTAATTATAGCGGGAGTTATAGCCTTGATTGCAGTTGTAGCTACAATAATTAGTTACTGGGATCAATGGGGTGCGGCAATGAGTTTATTACTCGGTCCTATCGGGTTTGTAATATCAGCAATAATGACCTTTAAAGACCATTGGGATTCTATTGTAAATGCCTTTAATAGTGGTGGAATTATAGGAGGATTGAAGCGAATAGGTGTTGTTATGCTTGACGTTTTATTGAAACCCGTACAACAATTATTAGAGCTTATCGCAAAAATACCAGGACTTGGAGGGATTGCCGGTTCTGGTGCTGCTTCAATAAAAAGTATGCGTGCTAAGATGGATTTAATTACTCCAGGGGAGGTCCAAACCAAAGCACTTAAAAAAGCGAATGGAATTGCTGCGCCAATTGTTCCGGGAACTGCAACAAGTGGAGGAACTGGAAAAGGCACTCCCGCCGGTGGTTCTAAGACCAAAGGCAACGAGGCAGTTGCCACGGGAGGAACAAAGAACACAGTTATCAATATCACCTTGAAAGATTTGATAGGAGTTTTGAATATTCAAGGAAAAGATTTTAAAGATAGCTCACAACAAATGGCCGAGCAAAGTCAGGACGCTTTATTGCGATTATTGGCGATGGCTACAACAGCAGGAAACTAAATGGAAAATACAGATCTATTATTTGCGTCACTAGTCGGGAGTAAAGTCGTAAAGATGCTACCGAGACTCGAAGCGGTTCAAAATGAACTGATGAAGCACGTATCGCCTCCAATTCCTTTTTTGCCTTTCCGCAATGATGAAGGTGTGATTGATGTTTCGGCAGAGGAGTATTTAAACCTTTGGGAAGCTGATAAACCGTTAAGTGATGAACAACAATTTTTCCCATTGTCGTTGTCAATTGACGAGGGTACAACGTGGTTTCGTTTGCCTTATGAACCTTTGATTAGCATTAGCGGTAAAAATGTAATTGCTAAGAGAAGAGTTGCAAAATGGAACTCTGAAAACTCAAAACAACTGACTGGTACTATCAAAGAAAGATGGTCACAGGATGATTATGAAATTACGATTACCGGTGTTTTGATGGGTTCCTTGTTAAGAGGTAATTATGAAGATTGTTTCCCAAGAGCAGACTTTGAAAAATTGAAAAAAGTACTGACATACGCTAAGGAAATACAAGTCGCCTGTCCTCCATTGGAACTGTTAGGAATAAATAAAATAGTGATTGATGATTTTAGTTTTCCTTTTACAAAAGGGGAAAACGTTCAAGCCTACGAAATTAAAGCATGTTCTGATTTTAGTTATAATCTTTTAATTAAAATCTAATGTATACAATGGACTGGAATATTGAATTTAATAATGCCGGGAAGAAATTCAAGTTAGGCATTTTAGCAGAATGTGAAATTGAGTGTTCGGTTGATAACCTCGCCGATGTTGCAACTATAGTATTGCCGGAGGCGGTTATGAATCAGGTACTAAATATTGAATCGGAGATTAATAGAGGAACATCAGTATTAATACAACTGGGATATGACGGAAGGTTGCAAACTGAATTTGAAGGCTTTATTCAGAACATTATAACAAACGATGGTCCTTTAAAGATTATTTGTGAAGATGCTTTGTTTTTGTTCCGTAAAAGTGTGCCGGATGTGGAGTTAAAGCCAAGCTCTTTAAAGAATATAGCACAATATCTAATTGACAAAATAGATCCTTCGTTTACGCTTTCCTGTGACTATGATATCAGTTACGAAAAGTTTGTCATACACCAAGCCACTGGCTACGATGTATTGAAAAAGCTACAAGAGGAAACGAAAGCCAATATTTATTTTGACACCATTAATAAGGTATTGCACGTTCACGCTCCTTATGTTGAAATTGGCGGCATTGTAAAATATTCGATGCAAAGGAATATTGAAAAATCCTCTTTAGAATATTTAAGAGCGATTGACAAGAAAGTGGAGGTTACTATAGAAAGTACCGATAGTAAAGGAAAAGTAAAAAGCATTACTGCAGGAACAACCGGAGGTGATAAAATCACATTAAAGGTTGGTCCCATGAGTGAAAGCGATATGCAAAAAGTAGCTGCAGCCGCTTTGAAAAAAAATAGTTTTGACGGATATAGCGGTTCATTTGACGGGTGGTTAATTCCATTTGTACAGCCAACTTACTCTGCTATTATTGAAGATACGGATTACCCATATAAAACCGGAAGGTATTATGTGATAGGCGTGAAAACTAGCTTTAGCGAAAGCGGAGGCAAACGAACGATTACACCAGGAATAAAATTATAACATGGATAAAATTGCCGAGATCAAAAAGAAACTGCAGGAGGTTGTTGGAGCAAATCCAAACTTTCCAATTGTGGGAACGGTCGAGGCTTTGGATGGCGAAACGTGCTCGGTGAAGTTGGTTAGCGGTTTGGTTCTCTCTGGTGTAAAGATAAGTGCCAGTGTTACGGAAAGCGAAGATTATTTATTGCTTGAGCCGGTTGTTGGTTCTGATGTTCTGATGCTGAGTGGTGACGGAACTCTTTCGAATCTTTACTTGATAAAAGTAGATCAGATAGGAAAGTTTAAGTTTTCGCAATCAGGAATGAAAATCGAGTTTGATAGTGTTGATAAAAAAATAAAGATTGAAAACGGTACGGTAAACCTGAAAGATTTATTTACTGATTTGGCTACCATATTAAATAGTTTGAAAGTTGGTGTTGTTGCTGTAGGTGCTCCAAGTGGAACTATTACGCCGGATGTAGTGGCATTAGTTACAAGTTTTTCAACAAAGATTAATACCCTTTTAAAATAGGTTTAAATAGTATTTATGAAATCAATAGGAATCCAACTTAACGACAATAATGACTCGGGCGATGTTCTTGACTTAAAAATTAATGTGATTCGTGACAGTGCCGGGAAGATTGTTTCCGGGTTTGTAGTTGGCGATACTTTGGAACAAAACAAAGCTATGATTTTGATAGCCCATCAAGGCGAATTTAAGTTTAATCCTGATTTAGGTGTTGGCTTGGGTGACGTTGTGTTGAGTTCCGATTATTTGGTTTTCAGACATCGTATTCGGGAGCATTTTTTAAAAGATGGATTAATTATATCGGCATTAGATTTTTCAGAAAACACGCCTATAAAAATCATTGCAAACTATGAGTAAGGCAATAGTTTACCAAGGACAAAGCTTTCTCGATAAGATTGTGGAATGTACAGGTGACATTGACAATGCCTTTGAAATGATGCTTTTGAATAGTATTTCAATAACGGAAGAGTTGCATTTAGGCCGTGTTTTAAAAAAAAGCAAAATTACAGATTATGAAATAGTTGCGTGTTTTACAGAAATCAATAGACCAGCAACAAAAAAGATAGTTACAACCAACAATTTAGTTGATTATTCATTTCCGGGCGAGTTCCCTTTTAGTTTTTAATTATGGCAAGAAGTACAGCAGAAATAAAAACATATATCACTACGGCATTTATCAATAATGCGTATGTAATTGCACTTTATTCATTAGTGCCTGGACAAACATTTGAGCAACAATTTTCAAAAGTGAGTTTAGAAAATAATATTTTCTCCATTCTTGCTTTTGTGATTTCCTTTCACGAAAAGATAGTTGAAACGAATGCCAATAACTCACGACCTCAAAACCAACCTAATTTTAGGCAAGCTATTTTGGATTATCATGATGGATTAGACTTGGTTTGGAAAGATGGAAGTTTTCAGTATGATTTGACAAATATTAGTGATGCTGAAGCTCGAAAGATTATTGACCGTTGTGCGGTTCTTGAGAGTGACGATGGTGAATTAGTAGTAAAGATTGCCACGGATAATAACGGGGTTCTTGAGCCTTTGACCGCTGAACAAAAAATAAGAGTTGAGGCTTATATCAAAAAAAAGAAAGTACCAGGAATACGAGTGCGACTGATTAATCAAAATGCAGATTTGCTAAAGGCGGTTTTGACGGTTTATGTTAATCCTTTGACTATTGATGTTGTTACCGGGAGGTTATTATCCAGTACTACCGAAGTGTACCCAATTAAGGACGCTATTAAATTATATCTCGCAAATCTTGAATTTGACGGGGCATTTGTAAAGGATTTTTTTAGAACTACGCTGAAAGATGCTGAAGGAATAGAACTGGTTGTAATTGACCAAATGAAAAGCAAGTTTGCCGCCTTTCCTTTTATCGATATGGGTGAATGGAAAATACCGGAGGCGGGCTATTTTAAAATAAATGATGCGGATTTAACCATTAACTATCTTCCTTATGTTTTGGCACACAGTTAACTTTTTTACGCTTATAGAGCAACTTTTGCCAACGTTCTTGAGAAAGAATAGAATGATTTTGTTTTTAAACAGCATCGCAAGTCCTCTTGTGAAAATATATGAGGAAACCTTGTATAAAATGCAACATGACGGTAGAACAATTTACCTCGAAAAGATGTTGAATGAATATTTTGAGGTTGTAGGTTACGATCATCAAAATCACGAAACGACAAAAAAGATTTACATCGATGACCTGCCAGAACCGGAAAAACTTTATATCTGGCAAGATGAAGAGGAAGGTGTTAGTTTCTTGGAAGATGATGATAGTGATTTAGATATATTTCTTGATAATGAGAGCGAGAATGTTGTTAGTTATTCGTGGATTATTTTCATTCCGGACACTTACATTTTTCAAGAGGATCGCATTAGAGCATTGGTTGACACGTACAGATACTTTGGAAAAAAATATAAAATAGAAACTTACATATTATGAATTTAATAGACTTTTTACAACCGGGCGGTTTTCGATTCAAGCAGGCTACATTAGGAAAAATGCAGGCGGCTTACTTTGAAATTCTTAAAGCTTTTGTGCGCTATTTTGGGATGCCTGATGTGGGTAATTTCATTATTAGCGGCTGTACAATTGTAGGCGGTGATATTACTGCAGGAATGCTTTTTATTGATGGTGAGCTTTGCTCATTTGCAGGAAGCCCCGGAACATTAGCCACTACGATTAAAAAAGAAGTAAGCTTTGAAAATTTGGCTTTTAAGAATGGGACAAACCCGCCAGTATTTAGAGCCACACAGGCGATTGTAGATGCGACAGGAGTTGCTTTATCCGCTTTTGTGAGAATACCAAGCGTTAAGGAAATGATTTGGGGTAATATAGGAGGTATTCCTGATGGATTAATTATTGATCCAAATGTAGGAACGGAAAACCCTTCTTTAATTGCTAGGATTGTAGAATTGGAAAAGAAAAACAGTGTTTTCCAAGATGGTGGTGCTATGGTTTTTTGGAATAAAATAGCTTCTTTAATTCCTGTAGGCTGGGCAGAGGTTGAAGATTGGCGTGGACGTATGCCTATTGGTTGGGATCCTGACGACGAAATTTTTGATACTATGGGAGAAACGGGTGGTGCTAAAAGTGCTTCTTTGACTATTCCAGTAGAGGGCTATGTGCCGGGATTAAATACATCTGCCGGAGAAGGGGGAAGATTAATTGTTTCGACTGGAGTGGCTGAGAATGGTGAGAGCTTTGAATCAGTTGCGAAAGTAGCCACTGCTCCAACGACTGGCTCAGTTGACCACATGAACCCATATAGAGTAGTAATTTTTATTGAATACGTAGGATAATGGATATTTTAGAAATAGGCAAAAAAGAAGATAGCCCAGAAAAATTAACTACAATTGCCGGAAAGGACCCGAAATACTTCCTGATGGCTGATGAGTTTAATGCCGTAGTGGACCATGTGAAAACTATTGTTTCTCCTGATGAAGTCACCAAATATGGCGAAGCTCCGGTAATTGATGGTGTTGTGCATATTGCCGCACTAGAATTTGCTTGGAAATTAAACCAAGTCGATTATAGTAATCCGGTTGCTTATTCGGCACCAATAATCTCGTCTACAGAGGGGTATATTAGAACGGATATTGTTGTTGGAAACATGTTTAACACCTATCAGATTATTCAAGGTGATGAGGGTGTTGATATTGCAGAAAAGCCAAAGCCTTACCCAAATACGATTGAAATTAGTTCATTTGATGTTAGGGGTACTGTTGTATCACAGCCGGCTCCTGCAATTAATGGTTCGGCTTACATTGAAAAATCAGAACTAAGCTTCAAGAAATTGTACGGTACTGGAAACAAAGCAGCATTCTCAATTACAGATGAAACCGCCTCTTTCCGAATCATGGAAGCAACTTCCATCGCTTCAATTTCAGTATCTAATTCCAATAAAAAATACATCTATGCGGGTAAGGATCATTATATCAAAAATGAGACAGGAACTACTTTAATAATAAAACACAATTCTGGCACTGGGAATTTTAAATACTTCTTCCCAAATGAAATTGATTTGGTTATTCAAAATAATGAAATAGTTCATTTCAAAATCAAAATAGCAACTGGCAATAGTGGCTTTTTAGATTATGTTGGTACCATTTATGATAAAACAAGAATAGGACTGTCAAACGTAGACAATACAAGTGATGCCAACAAACCTATAAGTACTGCGCAAGCTACTGCAATAGCAACTGTTCAAGCTGATATTGATACTCATGAAGCTAACACTTCTAACCCTCATTCCGTTACTAAATCACAAGTAGGTTTAGGAAGCGTAGATAACACTTCTGATGCAAATAAACCAGTATCAACCTTACAGGCAGCTGCAGACGCTGCAAAATTATCTGAAGCGAAAACCTATTCTGATGGATTAATTACGCAATTAATCAATGGTGCGCCTACGGATGGAAACACCTTAAAAGAACTAAACGACAAGATCCTTGCAGTTCAGGCAATCATTGGCGGCACAACTGCTGATGGCGATGCTATAGTTAATACTGTTGCCGAATTATTAGCTGTTTTTGCAACATTCCCTGAAGGAGTAGATTTGGTTACGTTATTATCAGGAAAAGTCAACACGACCGATGTTTATAATGCGCTTGATTGTATAGTTGCCGGAAAAGTAGCCGATGCACGACAGTTGAAATTCTTGAATGATTTGATTGTTGCTTTGACAACGGTTGTTGCTGGAAAAGAAAATTCAAGTAATAAAGCAGCCAGTGCAGATGCTGATATCACGAGTGATACAAAATTCCCTACTATTCTAAAAATGGTAAATTATGTGACTGGATTATTTGCTAAAAAAGACTCTCCAACATTCACGGGAACTCCAATTGTTCCAACTGCAGCGGTTGGTACTAATACTGGTCAAGCTGCATCAACTGCTTTTGTATTGGCAAATTTAGGAAGTGGAGGAGATGCTTTAGAAAATATAAAATATATAACCACGCCAGATTACACTTTGCAATTATCAGATTCAGGATATAGAGTAATTGTTGCGCCATTGTCTTCGTCTATTACCACCACAATTACAATTCCATTAAATTCAAGCGTTCCTTTCCCTATTGGAACAAAAATAACTTTAGACCAAAACCAAGTATTAGGTTATTATAATAAATTAGTAGGTCCTGGTGTGACCATTAAAGGGGCAAGACCTTCAGAAACTAATATTTATTTTAATACTTATTACCCTTTAAAGCTCTTAAAATTAGGCACTGATACTTGGGAAGTGGAAAGACCCGCGCCGATGTGGAGTGATGGTAATATATTAAATCTACCAAGTTGCGCAATTACGGGGACACTTTACGGAGCTTATATTTATGCAACGGCTTTAAATACGCAGGGCGGGGATGTTATAGGAGGGAAATTAAAAGTTTCTTCTATGGATTTGTCATTGTTAAGTGCTTACGCAAATGATGCAGCAGCAGCTTCTGGTGGAGTTGCTGTTGGGTTTGGATATATAAATAGTTCTACTGGTGCATTGCAAAGAAGATTAACATAAATTATATATAAAATGGCAAAAATTAAATCAAATATTGAATTGTTATATGATTCAAGAGACGGTAAAAAGGGATTTCTTCAAGTCGAAATAACTGAATGGAAATTTGAATTGGCTAATAACCGCTATTCCGCAATAGTAAATGATTATTTAGTAACCATTGAAGATGTTCAAGGAGTTCAAACAGAAAAATTTAAAAATATAAATACTAAAACTAATTATTATCCAATTTTAGAAATTGACACCTTATTCCATTATTTAAATAACTCAATTGATATAACTGAAGACTTCTCTGGTGAATTAGATAATTTAATTTCAGAAGCTTTACTTTTTGAAACACAAGCTAGACCTATATATGAAAGTATAGATATTAATTGGGAGTTATGTTAGGATCTAAATCAACATACTTCCAGCAACCAAAAGAAATTCTTTTTAACTCCAGGGATAAAGTATTTAGGCTTTTGGATTTGAAAGGATATAGCTTTAATGAAATTGCGGTCTACTTAAAAGCATTCGATTATTTCTGTGAAAATACAATCGCATTTGATGGAGCAACAATTGTCAAAGATTTAATGGATTTGCCTGATTTAGATATGGATGCCATGCTACATGATTTTCACTATTTGAATTATAATGTAGGCGTAAATTTCATTACTAAATGGCAAGCAGATTGGATCTATGCCAAAGGAAACGAGCGCAAAGGTAAAGGTCAATATAGTGCATTTAGTCGTTTCATTGGGTTAACCATTATCGGAATTGGATTTGTTCCTTATGCTTATTTAAAACGAGGGAAGATTACAGCTACTCAGAGAAGCCAATTTTTAGAAGAGTACAGAATTTTAATGTAG